AATACCCACACAAAACCCATGTAAGAAGCGAAGCGGTGTCTTCAGTTGGTAAACCCATAAACCAACCAGCAACATAAGCACAGACCAACACGGCCAACGTAAGGGGACGAACATTCCTTGCAAGCCAAGATTGACTTCTTGAATCACTTACCCATCGACGGGTGACCCCATCAATTTCAGCACGTTCGTTTTTAAGTTTTTCAAGGGCGATTTGTTTGTCCGATTCCGACATATCAGACCCGCCAATAATGGCATTAATAACGTTCCCAACGGCAGTATTATCAGCAATATCAGCAACAACGTTCGGTATTTTTTTAAGCAAGAATTTGCCCACATCGGTGTCACGGAATCTTTTTTTGTCAGACATATCGTTGATCCTACGGTGTTAGTAAGTCCAAATGACGTTTGCGTCTTTGTCGCCGTGTAAGTCCCCGGAATCAACGTGTATGAACGTATTTCCGACCCCCAAACGTGTAAAATTTGCGGCAAGTAATGCCTTGACCATGTCGTGACGGTCACGGGAATTGTTGCAATGGATGTCGACTGCGATACCTTGCAAGTGTGTTGAATTTGGTTTTCCGCCAACTTCTTGGTTTTTGTAAACGGTACGGTATCCCGAATTGATTCGCATTGGTCTTCCGTATATTTCACGGGCGTTGTCCAACATTTCAAGGAATCTTGTGTCCATGTTTGTCCCCGAACCGGGGTGATCCGGTGAATCGAATTCAGATAAGCTGAAATATTTCATGCAAATATTGAATAAATAATTTTAACCAATACAAAGAATGCAACAACAGAAACAAATATCGTTTTCCCACGATTAAATATTCCCCCGTTCCAATTTAATAAATACCATTTTTTGACCTTGTCAATGGCAATGTTGAAATATTGTTTTATCATTTTTATTTATTTAAGTGTGATCCGTCACAATATCCATTCGGGTCTTGACTGCAACCACAACCACATTTTGGTTTGTCCATTATTTTCTTTTTTTGTCGACGTCGCGTCTTAAATATTCAATGTCCTTCATAAACGCCTTCAATTCAACTTCAAGTTTCCGGACTTCTTCTTCCGTTTTTCTTTGGTTTGGCCAAGTGTATTTTTGTTCGTTTTCTTTGAGTTTTTTTGTCGCAGTTTCCACGGCATCAACCCTTGCATTTAAGGTATAATAAGACCCCACAATTGAAGCAAACAATGCCAAAAGTGTCACAATCTGAGGAACTGAAATCGATATGTCCGGACGGCCGTCACCGTCAAAATCCACCTTTGCCATCTATTTAAATTTGTCTTTTATTTGTAATATTGTCCACACCAAGGTTGCAATCAGTACAAGTGTACTTAAAATCATATTTATATTCACAAGGCTAAATCCAACCGCCGTTCCATTAATCAACCAAAGTCTTATATTTTCCATTTTATGAAATTAAATCCCAAGTTTGATCATCTTCGTTCCATTCGTAATTGTTTCCATCTGTGGGATAAGGTGTCGGCGGTTGCCAATCAAAATCTGAATCTAATGTCCAAGAATCAAATGGTTGTGGCGAAATAAAAACATCGTTTGTTGAATCATATTTGTAACCAATGCCCGCAAATTGTTTTCTGAAATTTCCGTTGTAAGACGTTTGAATCCAAGTTGCTTGACCAAACAAAGAATTTAAAAAAACCTTTCCTTTGTATTCACTTTCCGTGTTGTCAGCATTTAAAATAACTTCATTTTTTACAACAATAACTTGCGTAACAATGTTATTTGAATCTAATTTTGCAAAGTGTGCCATATTTATGCCGTGTAAGAACCGCTTCCGGTATATGTTAAAATCGTATCACTCCCGTCAGTTGTAACGGTTGGACTTCCAGTTGTTGTTCCTGAATAATCTGCGGTTGGTAGTCTTAAAATAACAATACCCGAACCACCAAATCCAGCACCAGATGGTGAAGGATAATTTGCTGAACCGCCGCCGCCACCGCCAGTATTTGCAGTCGCATTGCTTCCGCGATTGTTATTACTTGTCGCACCAGCACCACCGCCATCACTAGCACTTCCGCCATTTGCACCGCCACCACCACCAGCACGTCCAACTGAACTTCCAGTGATTGAACTTGATAATCCTACACCGCCAGCGCGTGTTGAATTAGCAGCTACACCAGCACCACCAGCACCTCCGCCACCGGCACCAAAAAATGCACCACCTGCGTTTCCGCCCGCATAACCTTGATTTGCAGTTCCCGAACCGCCGCTTCTACTACCATAAGATGCACCGCCACCTGAACCACCAGCACTACCATTTCCATTTTCACCACCTCGACCGCCACCGACTGAAGTAATTGTTCCAAAAACTGAATCATTTCCATTTCCCAAAGTTGCACCAGCACCAACGGTCACCGTGTAAGTTGTACCTTGTTCGAGTGTCAATTGTGATTCAGCAGTTGAACCGCCGCCCGAAGTTGAACCATAAGACGTTCGATAACCACCAGCACCACCGCCGCCCGAACGATAACCACTATTTCCATCATTTCCCGAACCGCCACCAGCAATTACAAGAAAATCAGCACTTATTTCAACAACTCCCGAACCAAATTGTAATATTCTTCTTCCTAAACTCATATTTTAAGGTGTTGTGTCACTTGCAAAAGTTGCGATTGAATAAAAGAAAACTGGGTCAGTTGATGAATCGTCAACGCATTCGATTTGAAGAATGCTTGATGTTGTATTGTCGTAATCACCACCAATTTTGTTGAATGTATTTGTCGAAGAACCTTGTGCATCAAGTGTGATTTATTGCGCCTTCAATGGATATATTGTTATGACTTGTCCCTTCTTATAATTTGACAAATCAATTGTGTATGCACCAGTCAAATCACCACTCAATTTAAAACTTGAAGCAGTTGAACAATCAAAAGAAACTGTTCCAGTCAATGTTGAAATTGATGCTTGTGCCGTATATCTTGCTTCAATTTTATCGTGTGTCACTTGGTCATCTGCGATGTGTGCGGTGTCAATACTTCCATCAACGTAATGTTCCGAATCAATTGAATCGTCTGCAATTTTTGTTCCGTCAACGGCATCCGCGGCAAGTTGATCCGTATCGACTGCGTCATCGGCAATCATTGCGTTTTCGACTGCATCATTTGCGATTGTAACCGCACCCGCTGAAATACTTACATCACCGGTAATTGATAAATCCGTCCCGTCACCAAGAAGGTTGTACAATTCGTCTGTGTTGTCATTAATAAAATCGAAGGCCGTACGAAGCGGACTTCCGGTTCCGTCGTTCGCGGTTGTTCCAATATTTACTGATTGTTTTGACATATCTGTTTATTTTTATTTTTTTATTCTTCGGTTGCGTCTGCCGTTAATGTTGTTGAATCTGCAAAAAATCCGGTGTCATCTGCCGACAACACTAATTCACCCGCCCAACAAGACGGTGCGGATGCCAATGGGATTGTGACTGTATTGGCTTGTATATCGCCAAATTCAGATGAACAATATATTTTCCCCCAATTTATTGCATTCGCCATATTTATATAATTATTTTTTGCCCTTTTTGTTATATAACGATGCCAAAAATGTTTTCAATTTGACCACGTTTTTTTCTTTTGGTTTATACGTTTTTACAATACCCATCCCGTGTATGATTGTCCCTTGATTGGTGATATGTCGTCATTCGTGTTTGAATTGTATTCGGGGAATTTTGAAGGCGCATGAAATGACAAATGATCAATCAATCTGTCTGCATAAAATTGCATTGTGTCGCGTTCCTTTTCAACCAAATAATCCACTTCTTCCTTCGATACCGATTCGCCGGTTTCGGATGTGTGTTTAAAAACACCTTTGTTCCCAAATGTATATGATGCAAATGGGATATATTGTACGGCGGCGGCATGGATTAAAACGGGTTTTATGTAATCATTGACAAGTGTCAAATAATCACCCGATAAAGATGACCCTTCAATGTCTGTTTGAATTTTTTCATACAAATCAGTTCCAAGCAATTGTTGAACGGTGATTTCTTGCGCAATAAGCACATATTGAATGAATTTATCCGTGTCGATATTTCCGCTTAAACTTGTATATTTAATCAAGTCCTTCCGTGAAATCATTAATCCTTTAGCCATTATCCTTTAAAATTTGGGTGATGTCCGTTGTTCGGCAAATCCTTCGGTGCCTTCTTGGCAATCTTGTGACCCGCCGGTCTTGGACGATATGATTTTGGTATTGTGTCGACTTCTTCAGACGATGACAATGCCTTGTCTTCAACATATTCGCCGTCCTTCTTTTTTTTCAAACGATACAATCGTTCTTCGAAGTAATGCCCACAATTGACGCCGCCTTTGTACTTGAACAAGTCGTAAGGTTGTCCTTTGTGTCCGTGTGATTGATTAACACCACCACGTGATGCCTTGTCAATGTCTTCAAGACGATAAACAACACCGTTCCGTGTTCTTGTCATCATTTGCTTACAAAACTTGCGTGAATTTCCGCTTGTATATTTTTCTTCGTAAGCATAACGAACCTTATAAACTGATTTGTCAAGGTATGAATCACCACTTGGTTTTGATTTTATGGATTCAAGTTCGATGTTTCCGTCGATGACTTTTTTTGTCCACGTTTCCAAATCTTCATTTTCTTCGTTGTATTCACGTTTTCCAATAAGTTCGTATTCGTCCATTGTTTCACCAACCAACAAATCAAGCATGATGTCGCCTTCTTCGTCGCTGAAATCCTTGGACAACTTGACCCCGGTTTCTTCTTCACGTGCTTCGTTGGTGATTGCATTGTCTGTTTCAATGAATTCCAACGGTTGAAGTGTTTTAAAATATAATTTTAAGGATATGTTGTTGACTGCAAGGATGTCGTCCATTGCTTCGGTAATCATATCTTGATAAGGTCGTATTGTAACGTTGTTAAACAACAAAGAAGCCGTTTTGATTTCGTCGGCATTTGAACCAAGACCATTGTTTTCTGTGCGCATTCCCAAAAGAAGCGGTGACGTCACACGGTGTGCAATGATAAGTTTGTTTTGACATTCCCTTGCTAAATATTCGTAATGTGCCGGTGCATCATTTAAACTTATGTCGTCAACCGTGGTTTTTGATTCTTGGTTGTTGTTAAACGACACGATCACTTTTTCACCCTTTGACCCGGTAAGTTTGTGCATCACATCATTTTTGATGCGAAGTTGTTGTTCCATGTCCGGGGTTCCATTGTTGAAATTTACGACCTTAGTGCCTGAAAATGAGGACTTTACGTCGTTGATTAAGAAGTCAGAAATTTCGCACTCAAGTTCAGCGTATGCCGTTTCATAATCTTGGGGACAATAATAATCGTAACCCGAAACATATCTTTTGATGACTTTGATTTCAGGTTCTTTTCCGTTACCAAAACCAAATGCCGCAATTCTTTTTGGTTTGTCTGAAGGTTTTACTTCATGCCATTTTGGGTGATAATAATATGCTTCGATTTCACCGTCGTCATTCATTTTTTCAGCACGCAATGTTTGTCTTGGGAAATGTTCCGCATTGACAACCTTGCCGTTTTGATATAATACTTGAAATGAGCCTTCACCAAGCATTTTAAAATCAAGAATGACCTTGCGCATACACGTGTCGGAAAAGATTGATTTCATGGCCGCATATTGATCCGGTTTGCTTGATGAATCAAGTGCGTCGACACCTTTTCCATAAATCATATTTGCAATCCCGTTAATGATTGCGCCGTTGGTCGTTGAATTGACAAATAATTCAATTAAATATTGATAATAATTGTTGTCGTATTTGCCTTCACCGTATGCCACCCAATCCTTTCGTTTGTCTTCGATGACCTTGGGTTTGACGTACGACGATAAGTTTATGATGTGTGTATCCATTATAAGAATATAAATTCATTGTCCGTTGTGTGCGGTGTGTATTCAGCTTCATTGACTGAATAATCCGTGACCGTTTGATTTGTGCAAAATATTTTGTCCTTAAAAACAACTTCCGAAGATGTTATTGTCAAAAGATAAAACGTGTCTTCTTTTAAGCTGAACGTGTCGGAATGTTGCTTATAATACAAATTTTCTGTAAACGATGTGACGTTTTCATTGTACACTTCAGCGTTTGTTGATTCGTTTACAATCTTGACCGTATATGTCGTCCCGCTTGTGTATTCCCTTGGGATAAAATTAATCGTTTGCGACGATCCGGATTCTTGCAATATTATCATATTAATATAATAAAAAAGACTTCAATTTGTTATAATAAAAAAGGGGACAATGTCCCCTTCTTTTTATCTTAAATATTCTTGTTCCCACGATTGCCGTTTTAATAATTTGATGTATTCATCAAGTAATTCAACAAACAATTCGTTTTTTCGTCCCATTATTTCACCCGTAATTGAACAATTTTTGATTTTCTTTTTAAGAGATTTAATGTCATCTTTAATTTCAAGATAGTCCGTAATGTGATTTAAATTTGTCATGATATAAAAATTTAATTGGTTAAACATGAAGCAAATATGAAACACACGTACGAACAATAAGTTCGTATAATAAAAAAGGGCATCCAATCGGACACCCTTCTTCAATCAAATGAAAAAATTCTTATGAATTAGTTCCTTCAGTCACCGTCACGGTTCCAGTAAGTCCACCAAATGGATCAGCTTCAGTTGCACCTTCCAAGAAGTTTGCGGGAACTTGTTCTTGTGCTGACAATGTTAATGTGTAACCACTCAAGTCACCCATTGCACCACCAGTCACAATTGTTCCGCCACTTACTTCAGCACCATGTTCCGCGCCCATTAAGAATGCGTTCCCGTTGTAATCGTGAATGACCACATGGGGTCTTCCAAATGCAAGAAGTTTCAATTCTTTGTTGTCTTCTTTTGACAATTTTGTCAAGGTCAAGTTCAATGTTTGTTCAAAGAATGTCGTCCCGTTTTCACGTGAAGATGTAAATGTTTGTTCAAACGATGAATTGCCTTTTAATTCGTATTCGTATGCGGTAACCGCACCAAGGTCTTCAATCAAGTCCGTGTCTGTCGAATCGTAAGCGATTGTGATGTCACCGTAATCGATGAAATAAACCGCCTTAATCCCGCCGACAACGTCCTTACATGGAACCTTTCTTCCTAAACTTAAATCGCAAGCCATATTTTTATTTTTTTATAAAAAAAAAGGCGGGTGAACCGTTTGGATCGCCCACCCCTTTTTCGTTGATTAATTATTATTAGTTTGCTGAATTTGCAATTCCGTATGTCACCACGTCTTCAATTGAACCTAGCTGAACGCCGGCAGAAAAACGCATCACAACACGAACGTTGTCATCACCAAGTGTTTCACTTGTGTCAATGATTTTCACCTCATTGTGATCAGCAAGCAAACCAGTTCCGAAGAAAAGGTTGTCTTTTGTTGTCGCAATTGCGTCATTGTCTGCAAGACCGTTTGCAATAAACAATTTCACACCGTCAAATGATAAGCCACCATTTTGATACCACATTGTTCCGTTACCACCGTAACCGTTTGCACCGATTCCGGCAATACCAACGTTTTCGTCAGCGGCTGCATTTTGTTGTGTTTTTGAAGCAAAACCACCTAAACTACGAACGTATGCACGTGCGATGTTTTGTGAAACATATATGAATAAGTCTTCTTTTCCATATAATGTCGAAGGAATCGCGTCAACAATACTTCCAAGTTCATCAATAACATTTGCGGCAGTCACAGTTGTTCCGGCGATTTCTTGATCCGTTGGAAGGTCTGCATCAGTTGAAACTAATTGTGTGAATCCGTTAAATTGTCCACTTGTCGCAGTATTTCCACTCCAAATTGAACGTTCAGTTCTGTCCGCAACTTTCGCAGCAACGTAAGAAATTAAATAATCCGCAAACGTCTTTGGAAGATCGTGATGTGCAGACAATCCCATTTCAAGCGCGTGCCAGTCAGAAACAAAATCTTTTTTACATAAAGACAAGTTCACTTGCTGAAGTTCCGGTTGAAGAACTTTTTCAGAAATTGTCACGGTACTTGTGTCAGTAAAATCACAAGAAGCATCTTTTACGATGTCATCAGTAGATAATTTTTTGATTACTTCTTTGAATTTTACATTCGGCTTGACGGTGATTCCGCCATTCGCGAGTGTTGACCCCGATAATAATGCGGGGGAAATGTATTGACCGGCGTGTTCACCGGCATACGATGTTGTGAGGCTGAGGGTTGTCGCCATAACTTATTGATTTTTAGTTGATTATATTTATTTGATATTATTAATTTGTGCAAGCACACGATCCATTGTGGATTGTGGTCTGTTTTGTCCGTATAACATGAAACGTCTTTTTGTTTCTGTTTCCGGGTTGTGCGTTACTTTTTCAACGTTTTCAACCGCTGAAAGTTCTTCTTTGATTTCTTCTTTGGGTTCTTCCGACATTTCTTCTTTTTTCTCGATCATTGCCTTGATTTCTTCAATCATTGATTTCACTTCGGCAAGTTCTTCTTTTGTCGCGTATCCCATTTCTTCCTTGTCTTCTTCTTCAAGATTTTCTTCTTGAACTTCTTCAACAACTTCTTCGGATGCTTCGACTTCTTCCGGTGCTTCTTTCTTTTCACCGATTGATGCAATGATACCTTCTTCTTCAACCTTCAGTTCTTGTCCGTCTTCAAGTTGATATTCGCCGACTGGCATTGCAATTCGTTCGTCGTCTGTCACGATGAAAATTTCTTTTCCAGCTGACATTTCTTCGGCCTCGATAACCGTTCCGTTTTCGAGTTTTGCTTGTGCAAGTTCAACTTCAACACCAAGCAACGTTTTGATTTGATTTATCATATCGTTTGACTTCATATTTAATTAATAAAATTTTATTGTGGTTGTTGTATTTTTATTCCGTTGTGTCTGCGCGATCTTTTCCAATTCCTTGTGAATAGTAATCGTCTGGATCGCAACATTCTCTTGAATATCTTCCGTCACGACATAAACACGCGCGTCGGTTATCTTGTGGCACTTGATATTTGTATGAATTTCCCATTATTGTCCTATATTATCAACCGTATACCATGTCGATATACCGTCACTGATTAGCATTCTCGATTTAGCTTCTGCGATTGTGATTGAAGTTTCAATTGCACCGTCGTCAATATTGTCCGAACCACTTCGTGTGACAATGGCATCTTCTGAATTTTTTCTTGTTCTTATTATGTAAACTTTTCCTTCATATGAAGCCGCAAGCGGAAGTGTGATATTAAGATCACCGCCGGAAGATTTATTTACAAAAATCACATGATCTTCACCGTCAAGTGTAATGTCGTTTGAAATTGTTTGCACATTGTATGTGACACCACCTTCAATTGTCAAGTTGTTGATTGTTACATCTTGACCCGATCCAACTTGCGGATAAATTTTGACGTTTTGTTCATCGTGTCCCATGTAAAGACCCGTTGAAGTTCGAGCAAGTGCGCCGTTTTCGATATTGCACGTCGATAATTTTGCATCTGTTATGTCGTCAACCTTCGTTTTATAATTTGTATTATGAATTAATGCCATTATTTTTTATTGGATTTTGGGTGTTTTTTTGGTAATAAATCAAAGTCCCCCGTGTATTTAGGATTTTGTGGTCTTCCATTCCTTACCAAATACAAATAAGCATTCACACGTGCTTGCGCCCATGCTGAAGGTGATTTTATTCTTGGCGAATGTGATGTGTTGAATGCACCAAGACCACGTTGGAAAACTGCCTTTAATTGACCCACGGTCACACCGTATCCCAATTTTTTCTTGTATCGTTCATTAAATTCATCCGATTTTTTTTGTAATGATTTTAAATCTTTTTCAGAAACTTTTGCACCCCTTGATGTTGATGCGTCACCTTTTGCAGTTCCCTTACCTTTTGGGTTTTTATTAGGTGTGTCGGATTTTGGTGCCTTTGGGGATTTTTTAACCCCACCACGTGGCCCAATTTCAGCAAGTTCTTCTTCGGTTGCCTTGACACAACGATGTTTTTTGTAGTCTTTTTTATATCCCGGGGGACAATCATATTTTTTAAAATCTTCAAGGTTGTGTTCCTTACATGGCATGAACCATGTTTTTCCTTCAAATTCGTGTTCATGGAATCCTTCGCAACCAATATCTTCAGCGGCTGAAATGGCAAGTTCTTTTGTTGAATATGCCAAACGGTCGTCGATTATGGCAAGTGTGTCGTTGACAACTTGTGATTCCATTTTCAATTTACCGATTTCTTTAAGTTTTGATTCCGCGTATCTTTTACCGGCCTTGCCACCCCACAACAAATAAGAAATCGTTCCACACGCTTCGGTGTCACTTTCATTGTAATATTCTTCGGCGCGTGACAAATACGAATACATCCTCGACAAAGTTGCTTCCGAAATCGGAAGTTTTTGTGACAATTGACGGGCGCGTATTTTTCCAACTTGGGTTGCGCATTTGTTGTTGACTTTTTTATTTAAATCAATTCCACGTTGTGCGTTGTTGGCAACCGCATCCGGATAATCTGAATATGATTCCATTTCAACCTTGTCTTCATTTAAGATTGATTTTAATTCAGAAATTATAAATTGTTTTTCTTCTTCTTCAATTGCCGCAAGATCGTCTTTGATTGTCTTGTCTTTTGGACGTTGCATTTTATCGGTGAAATATGCTTCAATTGAAAAACCTTTTATTTTTCCAGTCTTGATATAATTGTCCCAAATGTCGTCGTTTAATACCTTCATGGAAACCATCCACGTACCGACCGGAACATTCATATCATATTGGCGTGATTTGTCTTGTTCGGATTCTACGATCCAAGATTCCACAACGGTAAGTCCGTTCAACGGAATATCATGTTCAAGTGTCGAACGAGATTGATTGCCACGTATAAAAAACAATTCGGATGCCTTTCGCACCGTTTCTCGACTGAAATATATATAATATTCATTGTCACCCGAACGTCGAAATATGGGTTTATTTGGGATAAGTGCCGCGCCCATAAGGATACGTTTTTCCTTGTCAACTTCGGCAAGATTAAATTCTTGATTTTTTAATGCAATAAAATCTTCCTCGATTGCCGGATTTTCGACAAGACTTATTGCATCGATTCCCGACACTTCGTCTTCGTCGTCAATAAAAAGTTCAATTATATCCATATTATAATAATATTTTTTTGTCGATTTTGTTATCCAATTGACGCACCTTTTACAATCTTGCGATCCATTGCTTGGGCGTTCGTGACTTCGTCCGAAACGACGTATGCCTTGACTGGTTGGTTTTGTTGGTCACCCAAAATTTCTGCAAGTTGGTTTTCCGGTGATGCACCCACGACATTGAATGCCGGTGCTTGTGGTGCTGAAGCACCCCTTGACCCCGCTGAAGAACCACCGCCACCGCCCGGGATTTGTGTTGATGCAATTTGTTTCACCGTTTTTAAACCACTCGCAAGGATACCCGCCGCAGAAACTGCCTTTTGAATTGAACCGAATGGTTCCGGTATTGTTGTCGGTGTTTTAAGTACTTCGGTGAAACCAAGATATGAATTAATTATTGCTTGAGCGATTGCAGCCGCCTTGCCCGCCTTGGAATTTTCACCAAGTAATTGTGACACCGCACCAAGTGCATCACCGGCAATTGCAAGTTTTTGTTTCTGAAGAAGTTCTTCTTCGGCCAATGTTTGTTTTCTGTTCTTGTCTTCTTGATCCGCGATTTGATTGTCAAGTTCCGCAATTTGCAAATCTTTTTCTTGTCGGAAATCAAGCAATTGTTGTTCGGCATCTTGACGTGCTTGTGTCCCCACACCAAGACGATTGATTTGATCTTGAAGTCTTGTTTCTTCAAGTTCTTTTTCTTGTTGTGCAATGGCACGAAGTGCTTGAAGTTTTGCAAGTTCATCGTCAATTTCTTCGGCATTGAATTGTTTCTTTGCGATAAGACGTGCGTTTTCCGCTTCCTTCTTGGTATTGATAAGTTCAATCGCTTCCAATTCCAATGCTTCAGCATTGACACGTTGTTCAGATTCAAACCCGGCAATGTTTTCCCGTACGTCTGCAAGATTCTTTTCAGCTTCAATAAGTGCTTCTTTTGCTTCAATTGATTTTGGATTTCCCGCAAGTTCCAATTGTCTTAATTCAAGAAGTTTCAACGCATTTGCTTCTTGAAGTTGTGCTTGTTCTTGTAATACTTCACCAAGTTTGTTGTTTGCCTTTGTACGATCTTCGATTGATGCCGTTACGTCATCGCGGATTTGTCTTTGTCGTTCCGCCGCAAGTTGGAATTGAAATTGAAGTTTGTCGTTTTCTGCAATGGCAAGCCTTGCTTCATTTCTTAAATCTTGAATACGTTGTTGATTTGACAATGTTTGTGCAACATCGATTTCCTTGATATTATCAATTGCCGCACTTCCAAATGTTTTGACTTCTTCGATTGCTTGTCCGAATCCTTGTCCGATATTCTTGACATTGTCGACAAGTGATCCCGCCGCATTTTTAAGATTCGCATCAACTTCTTCAAGTTTGGTATTTAATTCAGCAATTTTTTCCGGGTCTTTGCCACCAAGAAATGACATTTCCCATGCGGCTTGTGCCGTCAATAATCCTTTTTGAATTGCAAAGAATTGTGTCTTGACAATATTTAATGGAATTAAAATGACGTTTTTAAGAACATCACCAAGTGCATTGAAACCACCGGTTGCATCTTGAACCGCCTTAAACGCATCGGTCAAACCATTGACAACTTGATTGACAACCGAAGAAACTGTTCCAAATGCAACACCAAGCGCATCGACAACGACTTGGTTTTGTTTTGCAATATCAAGGAACGTGTCAAATATCTTTGCACCCAATGCCAACACAAAACCCTTGGCCGCAAGTCCCGCACCCGAAAATCCTTTTGCAAGATTCTTGATTCCAGTTTGTGCATTTTTAAGTGTGCCTTTCAACCCCTTGAATCCCTTCTCGTTTGTTTCACGAAGTTTTTCGGATTCAATGATGTTGTTTTCAATTGCCGCCTTGACTTCGTTTAATTGGTCAATGGTTTTTTCAGCACGAAGGATAAGTTCAATTTCAGTTTGTTTCATGTCGTATTTGTTTAATCGCTTCTTTTAAGGTTTGGGGAAATTTGTTTTTTCCAAGGGCGATGTCGATGTTTTCACCTTGCCATCCTTCTTGTTTTGCCAGTTGTAATAAGTTTAAAATATTATCAATCATTTTCTTTGTTTTATGGACAATTATAAATGGCCACAACCTTTGCGGTTGACCATTGGAATACCAAATATTTTGTGACTTCCAAGTTGTAACGTGATCCCGAAACAAATGTTCCGTCTGCGGTTGAACCGAATGCAAATGCACCGTAATCATTTGACGTTGCCGGCGGCCCAATGATTTGCGGGAATGAACCATATCCGCCCGCATAATTTGAATTAAATGTCATTTTGATTGAATCACCAATAACGGGGACATCACCGTCGCCATTGTGATACATTGTTCCAAACAATAATGTTTCACCACATCTTCCGGCCGCTTGTGTTGTTGCTTGTTTTGCGTCAATTTGTGCAAGTGTCGGAATTGATGAATATCCGGTTGTGTCACCCGTACCCGCACTCAATGTCAAGAATGCGTTTGACACTTGTGCTTCGGGTGTTCCGTCGCCATCAGTATCACCAACATCCGCAGTCAAGACGGTATTGTCAACCGTGATTTGTGTTGAATCACCGGTGCTAAATTCACCACAACTTGTCGTTTCGCTGAAGACGTCCGATATGACATCCGCAAATGCGTATAAGTCGCTTGTATTTGTACGGACATAAAATCTTGCGTAATGTGTCGCGGGATCAGTAAGTCCCGTTTTGGTTGTTGTTTTTTGACCACTTGTCAAAGAAGGTGAACCAGTTTGACGAATAACCGGAACGACTTGAATGTTTGAATCTGCCTTCAATGTGTCAATGTCGTCACTTGCCGTCAAGTCTGATTCAGTTGATGACAAAAGAAAACCAAATTCGTCAATTTGTTCCGTTCCACACAATGTCCCCTTGGTCAATATTGTTGTACGGAATATGATATTGTCACAACCCGAAACACTTACTTCACTTCCAATTGTTGCCGCAGTAACCACACAAGGTTGACTTGTTGGCGGTGATACTTCGTTTGATTCAATTTCACTTGGGACTTCCGGTGTTCCTATTATCGTAAACCCGTCCGCAAGGATGTTTCCAATGTCAGCGGTTAATATTGACGAATCCGCTGTGATTATATCATTTGATAAATCAACATTTATTTCCAATGGATTGACATTGAATGTTTTTTCTTCAAGAATGTTGGTCAATTCCAAATCGGATTTGTTCGTTTCGAAGTTTGTCGTGATTTTATTGATACGATACAAATTATCAAATATGATAATCTTGTCCGCAAGGGATAATTGTTCCGTGATTGACATGGGTAAATAAGCCGAAACAAATGTCAAACGTTTTTGCTTGTCAAATAAATCTTCGACATATTCCTTGTAAAACGATTCAAACAATGTGTTGTTGTTTGGAATTTCTGTGTATTCGTCAAATTCACCGTGAAAATTTAATGACTGCGATTGATCACCAAAAAGATTTGTCAATTGTAATGAATTCGAAGGAACCCTTGGTGATGAAATATTCACACGACTTCCAGCAAGATTCACCGCTGCAATTGATGCAATTGGTCTTCCAACATAAAAAATCAACGGGTCACCGATTGTCGATTCTTGTTTTGTGTCAACTGACCACCCCCATTGAATATTTGTTTGGGTTGTTCCGTCGGCGGCATCACGAAGATGTTCAAACTTCATGTGTTCAAATGGAAGTTCAATATTATATGCGTCACCTTCAAAATTGTCAGTCTTGGCGAATTCTAATGTTCCCCATTTTTTATTTGCAAGGTTTTCGTGATTCTTTGCAAGGAATGTGTCGGTTCCTTTGTATCCAAGATTAACTTGTCGATATGGGATCACCGAATCAACAATTGATTCTTCTTTGTCTAAATGTTTTGTGATGTCCCATGTGTTTGTCGAAGAAGCAAAAAATGAATCCAATGTTTTGACAACAATTGTTCCGTTGTCGTCCACGAATGATGTCAAGTTGAACATCTTAAAAATACCAGTCAAGAAATCCAATGTTTTCATTTTTGGAAGGTTTGACGTGATATTCAAAAGTTCATCGGTAAGCACTCCAGCACTTCCAGTGAATGTGATTTGTTTTTGACCCCTTAATCCTAAGAAACCACCACCGGTTTGAATTATTGTGACATCAATTGAAAATGTTGCAGCGTTTTCCGATTCAATGAAAAATGTATAGTCCCCATTCGGAATTTGTATTTCTTCAATATTGTTTGAAGTTCCATTTGTCGTTGTTCCGGTAAGTCCCGAAAATTTTTTGAATTCTTCACCGTTTTGTTTTATTACAAGTGAATATTCATCATTTGACGATGGGGTGACTTTTACACGGATTTTGCGTTCGGCCTTTGATTCATCATAAGTGTTTGTGAAAAACGATGTGTGAACACCGGTGATGTTGTTTGTATCACCACGTACATTTGAAAATCCGTCAACGGTATATTGTGCATCTTGGTCATCAAATAAAGAACCTTCTTTTGCATGAAGCCACATATATAAGTTGTAAAAAGACAAATTTGTTTCGCTGAAGAAATCTTCAGAAAATTCAATTTGATATTTCTTTTCAATTGCCTTAATTATGGCATACAATCGAATTGCGGGTTTCAATTGATTAAAATTAACACCACGAACATTTGTATCCAATATACTGTAATAAATGTTATTTGTTCCCGCAGTTGTGTCGCTTGAATCGTAAATCAAACGATCGGTGTGTGTTATTAATGGAATGACAACACCTTCTTCAATATTAAATGCACCGATTTGTCCATCAAGACCGTCGGTCATTAATGATTCAATGTTTGTGTCGTTATATTGAAAACTGAATGGAGTATCCAAATAAGTAAGGTTGCCAAGTTTATCTTCACCAATCAAGTCTTTTAACGTGACGGTGTTTCCAAAGAATGTCAGCTTGTATGTGTGCGGTTCGTTGTTTTTAAGTTGTGAACCTTCAAGTTTAATTTTACCCTTCTTAAACGGCTTGTAATTCAAATGAAGTTCCGCATTCTTTTTTCTTCTTGCATCAAATCCGTCAATATGATAATTGTAAAAATGTTTAAAAAACTTGTTGTTTGTTTTTGATGCCGGCACATTAAACGTCTTCGAATAATCGGTGAACACCTTTTCGATGTCCATAATATCTTGAATCGCTTGTGTAAGCGTGACAGATTCGTCCTTGTACAATTCGACTTCTTCAAGAACCCCTTGATCGTTTTCGACGTATAATTGTATTTGAAGCATTTATCGGATGTTGTTTATCTTATCGAATCCAAATTCGAAGTCAATTGTGTAATCAGTCAAACGGTCGTTCAATGAAGTTTTAAATGTCATTGATTTGCTTGCCGGGATAATTGGAAGCACATTGCCCCCGTAATCAATCCAAGCATTTTCAGTCAAGAACAATTCTTCAATTGTGTTGTTCATGTCTTCTTTTAAGAAACCGGTATTCAAGGTCAACCTTGTTCTTCCGTTGACATTATATCTTTGATTTTGTGTTTCGTCCAAATCATAAGTGACCGTTGAGGTGTTTATGATATTACGCTTAAATGTTTCGTCTGTGACGTTGAATGATTCGGTTGTCTTTTTGAAAAAATACAAATCTTGCAATGCGCCAAGTTTATTTTGAAACACAACTTTGTAAGGCGTGAATTTTGGTTCACATATATTGTTGACCGTGATTGTTTTTAATAAGGTTGAATCGTCGGTGTCGTACACTTGTATTGTTGACGAATCTGCGGGAACTGTAATGTATTGGATTTTTTGATTTGAATTGCCGTTGTCGGTGATTTGTGTATCACTTGAATCGATTGTCACCTTGCCAACACCTTCGGCAAATATTGGAAGTTTGCCCGCAGTTCCTTCCGGCAAATAAATGTTGTCCGCGCTTATAAGTGCATGACGTTGAAGTTCCGGATTGATTGCATCTTCAAAATACCCGTAACCATCTAATGCAATGTAGTTGAATGTTTCGGGACTTGAATATGTGTATTCATCACCAGCGGTGTCGAAGTACGTCACAACCGCGGAAACCCACTTTGTGTGTGATGTATATGATCCGTCAAATGTGACATCCAAATAATCACGAACAAGTTCACCGATTTCAAGAACAATGTTTGATTGTCCACTTATGATGTTTTTGTTTAGTGTATATTTTAAGTCGGTGTCGGTATATGAACCTTCAGTTCCCGAATAAATGTACAATCTTAATGTTGCGCTTCCTAATGCCATTTTTTTAATATTTTAAAGTGACGCACCCCTTGCGTCGTCAAGACCCGCACACGTCAATTCCGCGACGTCTTGAATTATTCCGTTTGAATCAATTTGCCATGCAATAAATCGTCCATAATTCGGGCCAACGTTCACAACGTTTTCATTGACTGCATAATACAAATCACGACCGTCAAATGGACTTCCATTTCGACAAACTTGTGCGCCAAGGGTAAACTTGCCACCAGTAGATGTCACCGTCCTTGATAATGAATAAACCGCATCACAAAAAGAATCAAAATCAACTTTTCCCGTACTGATTTCAAATTCATTTGTTCCACACGTTGGGGTTGATGCTGGTTGTGTTATTGTCTTGGGACAATCAATTGTTCCCGAATTTGAATATCCACTTGGGACATCAACCGTGAATGTGACCGTTTGTGGTGTGTCGGTTGTAACTTCGTCAAATGTTTTTGGTGTCCAATTTGAAATTGTCCCAAGTGACGAAGTACCCGGATTTATGATTCCTTTTGTTGATATTTGTTGACCACTTAAATTTGCAGCGTCACAATCAAATGTTGGAAGTGCTGCGGGTTGTGTAAATGTTGCCGAACATTCTATTGTTGACCCCGCGTTCCCATATCCAGCCGGTGCCGTTAAATCAAAAAATAATGTCACACTTCGATCACTTCCGGTGTTATTTGCTGGATAAGACGTGATTGTTGAACCGCCGGATGTGTCTTTTATTGCCGTAATGTCCGCGGGTGAATTTGGATTTGTGATTGTTCCGTCTTGTGCAATTGAACCACCACTCAATGCGTTTATTCCGTTGTTAGTACAAGCAAAATCTTCGTCCGGTGCATTTACTGTCACACTTATTGATTGTGTCGCAGTACAAGAGTTATTTGCGTTGTCAAATGCTGAAACTTGAACCGTTGTTGAACCACCAATTGCATTTGATGACAATGTGAGTGTGTCACCACTTACCGAAGCATTGACAACCGCTGAAGGATTATATACCGTATATCCGGCAATCGCTTCACTTCCTTGTGTGAAATAAGATGTCAAATCAATTGTGTCGGAATCACCGTCAACGTCCAATGTTTGACTTGGGATTGAACCGCTTGTTGTTGGGCCACCCGAACAAGTTGTATTTAAAACATAAGCGGGTTGCGTCACAACATTATCACAATCAATGTAAACATCACTTGAATTTGAAAAACCAGCGGGGATCAAAACACGAACCGTGATGTTTCTGTCTGTGTCAGTTGATACCGTTGCAAACTTACCATTTGAAAAACCCGCATCACTAGAAGTGATTGAATCAATTTGTCCAAATGTCAATGTCGGTGTGCTAATTTGTCCTTGTTGGTCAATTGATAAATTTAAGATGTTCGCAATTCCACACGTGAATGTTGGTGTCGGAACTGAAGGTTCGGTGATGTTAATATAAAATGGTGATCTTACGTTGATTTTTGTTGCCATGTTAAACGACTTGTGTTTTAATTAAGAAATCATTCAAATCAAGTCCGAATGCTTCTTGTACTTGGTTGTCAATATTTTTAAATTCTTCTTCAAATGAACCGGTGAAAAATCGTGATCCTTTTAAACCCTTTTGATAAATACTTGTCGCAATTGCATACTTCAGATTTTTACGTTCAATGAAACGTCCGGACTTGTCACGTGGTGCAATTGATTTTTTTATAAGCCATTTGTCAAGTGACGCGGGGTTTATCATTTTGAATTTTCCCTTTGTGTATTTATAAGGGGAATTTTTTGATTCGGGATATGTCGATTCGGCACCCTTGACGCCCAAGTCCATGAATGTCCCATAATCTTCCATGTAAAATTCAAGACTGAATGAATTCTTAAAAACATTCAAATTGTAATCAATTGAATCATACAACTTGCCCGAAGAAATTTGTTTTTCTTTTTTAAGGGTTTGTTGCGCCTTCAGCTTCACGGCCTTGGCAAACAATTCAAGTGCAAGTTTTGTTTTCTTAAATTCCATTAATCGCAAATTGTCATGTCGTTTTGTACAACCACATCAAATGTCGCCGCCCATCCCGCAAGTTTGTTTTCGAATCTGTCGACAAATGGTTCACATGACACCACATCTTCGATTTGATATTTTTGTGAATACAAGTCACCCCTTTGCATTATATTCAGCACTCGTGTCAAAACTGCAAGTGTTGTATTAAGGACATCTTGTTCGTTGTCATTCCCGGTGAATTTATCGGTTGTTTCTTCTTTTGATATGTCGACGATGTCCATGACAAGGATTGACATATTGAAACGAAACACATTTGTCGCAACACTTGTTGAATTGATTGTCAAGTGTGACAACGGGAAAATTGATTGTTTGTCAAGGTCAACATCATTGAGTGAACCAAATGTCACCGTGTTGATGAATGGTTCCGCTTGAAGTTGGTCTTTTATTTTGGTTGTTGTGTCGTAGACTTGTTTCATTTCTTATTTATCATTTTCCTTTCCAGTTCCGTTTTTTCTTTTGTAAATGCCAAATACATCAAACACTTGTGTACGTGCATTTTTGTCACATCGTCGAATCGGGTAATGTCCCCCGAAGCAAGTCCGTAAATGCTTGAATACCATCCATATTTTGTTGAAAAATTTGCGCTTGCTGATCCGTCATGTCCGCCGCCACCAAAAAGTTCGGGATATGATTCAACAATTCGATCCCTAAATGGTAAAAAAAAACCCTTGCACCCATGACAACATTCAATGGAAGGTTTCGCATTTCCATGTGATTATCACTTCCGTTGTAATCTTCAAGAAGATATTTGCCATTCTTTGAAAATTTTATTGGACGATACAAGACAGACATTGCACGATCCATTGAATCCCAATCATGGAAGTAATTATCCAAATCAATGTATTCCCCAAGACTCATGTCGTCAAGGTTTGGAATAAAACCGTATTTGACGCCGTTTAGTTCGATTTGCGGAATCATTTTTGATTTTTGGTTGAATATGTCTTGGATGTGGTTTGTGATGCTTGTGACGTCCGAAAACTTAATTTCTGCAATATCCTTCAAATCAACCTTGCAAAATATTTCAATCATCTTTTGAAGTGCAAACGAATTCTTTGTGTTTTCGTCAAAATCCAACTTCAAAAATTTCATGTATTGACCAAGCGTGATTTCGCTTAAATCTTCGGGAACATTTATTTTCACTTTCATATTATTATAATAAATAAGTGACGAATGTGTATAAAAAGAAATGGCCGCAATTAAGCGACCAAATCCCAAACAAAACAAATGAAAAAAAGTGTTATGCGATTAACTCATAACGTGATCGATATATTTCCTCAATCTTGTCGTTCAGTTCTTTTGTGTTTTGTCGAAACTCCATTGTTCCGAACTTGACAATACGACCATTGATTTCAAGGTTTAATTTGACTTTGTGTCCCCCACGCACATATCCAATGTTTGTGGGTTTTTGATGAACGAAGATGTCGTTCTTCCAACACGTGTCCAAAACCTTCCAGTATTCTACTTGATCCATGATCTTAAATATTCAGCGGATACTTCCAACAATTCAGATTCCCAAAACCAAACCATTGTTTCCAACATAAAAATCATGAAAACATAAGACAAGCCAAGGAACAAAATTCCTTGAAATAATAACTTGCGTAATCTTTTTCGGTTTTCTTTTTTACTGATCTTCTTGATCAATATCCATTCAACTTGATTTTCCATATTAATATTTTTCAAAATTATCGACAAATTCGTTTGTGAAGTCTTCGAAGTCCAAATCGGATTCGATTTCTTCTTGGTGAATAATTTCACCGTCAAACACTTCAGTCATCAATGTGACATCATATCCAATTTCATTTTCGAAAATGGCAACATCTTTTCCGGGTTCAGTTATTACGTGGAATATGTCCCCGTCGTATTCGTATATTTCTTTTGTGTATTTGTACATGATTAAAAGGGGGACGAATCCCCCGTTGTTTGTTAGATACCTTTTTTTAAGTAATTGTTGATTGACCAGTCGATGTCGTAACCTTTTTCGATTACTTCGATGACATCATTAAATGTCGTGAATTTTACAAGGTCATCAAAAGAATAATTTCCGTAAGGTTTGATTTTCTTGTCAGCAAATGCACCTTCATTTGTTGTGATGCTTGTGATTTTTTCAAATACCTTTTTTTCAAGTTGTGTCATTTTGTTTGTGTTTTTATTTGTTATTATGATTCAAATATAAAACGATTATTTTTATTAACCAAATTTTTTAATAATTATTTTTAATAAATAAAATATTTCCCTTTGTTCGGGTTTTCCAGTTGCATCATAAGTGCATACCCTGCGGCATCGATTGCGTGATCCCCACTTAATGGATTTGGTTTCTGTATTTTGTTTCCAACCTTATCAGTTGCCCACACATATCCATTCAGTTCAGAAATAAGGTTCTTTGATCTTGATGTGACGAATACTTTGTTTTGGTTTATTAAGTTGATGCCGTACAATATTGAATCACGTCCCTTTGTGACTGGACTTATTGTGTGTCCATACGATTGCAATTCGGCAATGGATTTTGGTTCGGCTGAATCCGCCCACAACTGACCTTTGATATTGTTGTTTTGAAGGAACTGCGATATGTTGGAATTAAGCATTCCTTTTTTATATAAGACCTCATCGAACACATATCCTTCGTCAATCTTATATAATGCAATGCAAGATGTTTCGTCGATTGAATATCCCCAATCAAGTCCATGACAAAGAAGTCTTGCTTCTTCCGGCAGTTTTGGTATCTCAATCCAATCTGGGATAACGGTATCGGACAACCTTCCGATTTGACCGTCCAAATAAACCGCACAAAAATTCTTCCAATATTCAGACGTTTTGGCCTTTTCCCTTGCGATTTTAAATTCATCAAGGATTGTTTGTGGCAACGTGTCGTTGTCTTTGTATGTGATTGTAATAAAATCAACATCGTCCCTTGGAACAAGTTCACGATCCGCCCAAAACAATTGTGAAGGGTTATAATCAAGCCAAATGATTTCCGATGTCCGGATTGCATATTGATTGAATGCTTCGAAGTCAATACCGACATTGCATTCGTTCACAAACAAATGACTGCGGCGGGCGCCCCTCGTGCGATCCGGATTTTCATTTGAAAAGAATTCAATGGTTGACCCGGTTGAAAATGTGTATTTTAATGTTGTTTGATTCCAACGTGAATCACGCCATCTTCCGATACCCTTCATTATCAATTTGAAGTCCCTTACCGGGCCACGTTTAAGCATTGGATATGTCGCGGCAACAACGGACATTTCAAACCCCTTGTTTGGCTTCATGCACTCGTTTATCATTATGGTAAGGATGCAAATGGTTTTTCCCGCAGCTGACCCCCCACGTATCAAACGAATACGTTTGTCAAGGTAAAATATTTTATCGAATGCTTGTGTTCGTTTTATTTCCAAATTGGAATCACGAAATGGGAATGGTTAATCCATTTCAATGATAAATGGAACATCTTGGTCAAGATTGATGTCCTTTGTTTCTTTTGGTTTACCGTATCGGTATTCATGGAACAATTTGACGTATCGGAAATCTTTTTGTTTGATGCCGTCTTTTAAGGCTTCGAATGCCATGTCATCCAATGGGGATAATCGTTCAATAAGTTCAATTTCTTCCGCCTTGGGTTTACGTCCCGATCCCGGTCTTTTTCCGCCGTGTGCCATCTTGAAAAAACTTGGTTAGTCAATTATATAATAAAAAAAAACATTTGTTGTTAAAATCAAAAGATTCTTAATTGGTTTTTGTGTTGTTGGTATCGCTTGACGGCTTCTTGAAAATATTCTTTGTCAATTTCATATCCGGTCAAATCAAATCCAAGATTGTGACAAGCAATTGCGATTGATCCACTCCCAAGATGTGTGTCAAGGATTTTGTCGCCTTCCTTTGCAAATTTATTCAAAATCCACACATACAATTCCACGGGTTTTTGACACGGGTGTGTCCGATTATCATATTCCGGATGTATATAAACAACCAAGGGCAAACGATCAAAAGATGTTGCCGCAAGTTCGTGCATTGAATAAGATTGTAATTCACTTCTTTTTTTATCCCACACAATCCAACATCTTGTTGGCTTCATGTATTGTGGATAATGATTTGCACCGAAAATAATTTGGTTTTTGCTTACGCGATATAAATGATCGAAGTATTCTTTTGGGGGTGTGTCGTGATTCCAGTCTTTTTCTTGCATTTGTTTTCCCATTCTTCGGGATCCCCGCATATTTTTTTGGATTCCATAAGGCGGATCAACAATCGCTAAGTCAAATTCATTGTCTTCCATTTCCTTCATGGCTTCCATGCAATCCTTATTGAATAAGTTTATACGCATTTTAAGGCTTGTCGCATTTCTGTTCCGACATATCTGTCACCGGCAAGCCATCGTCCAAACTGATCGTCCTTGAACACGTACACAAGTCTTGCGTTGTCTATGTCTAAGAAGTCAAATGCGTGTCGTTCTTTTCCCGTTGGTTTTAAGAATGGAACAATTGCCACGTAAGGT